TCACTCATGAAAAAAAGTCCTCCAATGTTGCTCGTTTTTCTACATTCCAACCAATCTTCTCTAGTATAAGTTGAAGGGGTTCTGAAAACGATTTGTTAAATTGTGTTTCATAATCTATATACTTCTCAACACCAAACTCTGTTGGTAAAACATTAAGGATAGATAAAACATTTTGCTTCATACTATTTGGTTCTTTCATATAACAAAACTTTATCTTCTCACCATCTTTTACTGTTTGATATTTTTTCTCAAGTTTGTGTTCTCTAATTAAATGATTGTATACCAAAGCACCACGTACATGAATTGGTGTACCCTTTATTAACTCAAGTTTATCTCTTTCACCACTATCGTATTTATTTAATTCAGACACACCTCTAGGAAAAGCAACATCTTCAAAAGATAAACTAAAAAACTCTGTCTTAAAATCAGCTATATATTTCTGAACAACTTCTTGATCACCACTCATAATAAGTTTAAAACATTTCTTCATAGCATCTCTACAAGCTTGTGGGGTACTAGACTTAATAGCTTCAATGCCCATCATTTTTAATTTGGGTTCATCATAACGAACACCTTCATTATCATAGACATTAAGCATATATCTTTTCTTAGCAGTCCAAATACCAATATCAGCTATCGCTTCTCTCTTCATATACATTTTCTGATCATATGCATTCATAAGATCGGCAAGTTGAAGATAAGCTTTATCAATAAACGGCTCAATCTTTTGTTGTGCTACTTGATCTAAGAAATCTATGGGATTTTTGGGTTTAAATTTTTCGATAAGTTTATCTAATACAATATATAAAGAATCTGTATCAGATGCTAGAACATAATCTACTTTATCTGTTTCTAATAACTTATTCAAATATTCGTTGATACGTGCTTCTATCCACTTGATAGAGAGTTGTCCAGACTTAGTAATAGCTAATGCTTGTCTAATATCATAGAATCTAAACCATTGATTACCCAAAGCACCATATGCCGAGTTTAGCTGAACTTTCTTCGCTAACTGCATATTTGAAAACTTAGCGATATCTTTTTCTAGTTGTGCTTTACGTCTTAGTAATTCACTTTTCGTCATTCATAATCTTTTCTAATATGTTATAAGTTTGTACATAATTACTAACATAATACAACTTATCCTCTTTCATGTCAAGTCTTTCCGCAATAGGAAAATCATTACCACCTGCTTCACATCTATCTCCGAAAAATACTATACGATTATATCCGTAATTGTTTTTTAGATAGTCATAGATTTGTGATTTATCTTTTCCTTTTTCCACGATATCTATTCCAGTCTCACCTGCTACTCTGAAGTCATATTGAGGATACATTAAGTCTAGTATATCAGCAAACTCTTGCCTTTCACTTGAAAAATTATCATACTTAATATACTCATTTCTTTCTTCTCTGTTAGCATTTCTACCTACAGTTGAAAAGTTTATAAGTCCTTGTCTCTCATCAATATGATTACCAGTTTTAATTGGTGTCTTTGTAGTGTTGAGAAAACCTTTTAGTGTTTCTTTTAATTCATCTGTAAATACTATATCATTATTGTAAACTCTTTTTACATTTTCATCTTCATCAATTATCAGATGATCATTACCACCCGATGCAAATATACCTTCACATTGTTTCACTACTTTAAATGTAAGTTGATCTTTCATCTTTAAATAATCTGAACCTGAACAAATCCAAACATCACGTTCTTCCATAAACCTTAATAAAATGTTTCTTTGAAAGTTTAGAATAACTTGTGACGATTCTGTTAATGTACCATCAGTATCAAATAAGTATGCAGTTTGTCTATTCATGGAGTAACCTCTTAACTTTTTCCAATTCTTTTTGGGCTTCAATCATTTTCTTTTTATAGATAACTCTATCTTCATACATAGATTCCATCATCTCTGTCAGAAAGCCTTTCTTATCTTTTCTAAAGTATTGTCCATTAGCGGCTAACACTTTATCTTTCTGAGTAGTTATATTTAGGTTTACAATATCCTCTATATTTACATCTTGAGTATCACCACTCATTAATGTATCTGGTGATATATTATATTGCATAATAAGATGTGGGTACAATGAGTTTAAGTCAAAAGACATAACCCACTTATGTAAACCAACTTGTGGATCTTTTACATAAGCACCCTCATAAGTAGAATCTTTTCTAGTTCTTTTGTTTTGTGGTATGACAATGTTTTTATCCATTAGATAATTATGTATAAGGACATCCCACATACGAACTTGAGTATATATATCTTCATAGTTCACTTTGGCATCATAAGCCAATGCCATAGCCATCTCTATCAGTTTCATCTTAGCATCTATCTTTTCTACTAGTTCAACGTCTTTGATATTATACTCAATGAATTTTTGATAGTCTAATTTATATAATTGATGTAAGCTTGAAAACTCTGAATAGTCCAGCTTCTTCTCGCCAACTTCTACACTCGCAATATGATCTAATCTATAACTTTCTTGATTTGCATACGTAAACTTCTTAAACAATTCTAGATAATCTAATTGTGCTATACCCTTAATCTCAAATGCTTGTAATGATTTTGTAATACGATTTATTTTTCTTTCTTGTATAAAACCCCAGGGTGAAAGTTCATTCGCTTTATATTCACCGAATATTTTTGTAATACGATTTACAAGATAGGGTATATCAAAAAATCTGGTATTCCAACCAGTTATGATATCTGGATCAAGTTTCTTCCAAGTTTTAAGAAATATATCGATAAGTTTATGTTCAGTTTTACAATTGATATATTGAACATCTTTTCTATCATTTTTAAAATCATCAATACCCATAACATAACATATACCATTTTGCTTTATAGTTATTGCAGTTATTGGTTGATTAGCATCTTCTGGTTCTGGAAAACCATCTTCTGAGCCAACTTCGATATCGATATTAGCTACACGTATATGATCCATATCATAATCATTATCAAACTTATCATTGATAAATGTATATGCATGGAGAGTTGAACCATAAAAGTTAAACCCGTCTACATCTTCAAACTTGCTTACATATTCTTTACAAGCTTTAATGCTTTCAAACTGTTTAGGTTTAACAGTATGTCCATCTATTGTTTTGAATTTTGTTGGCCCTCTAGCAGGTTCATAGAGAGTTGGTTTGTAAAAGACTTTCTCATTAAATCTATTACCATTATTATAACCGCGAATGTATACGTTATTACCACGTACAAAAGTATTTGTATAGAATCTCATAGCATCATAATAACAGATGCTATGAGTAATGTCAAGACTTTTAGAAAGATAATGTCATAGAGAGGGTGATATCTTCTCTAGCCCAATCTGATGAAATACCAGTATTCATTTCTAAAACTAAACTATCAGATACATCATAGTCTAACCCAATGTCAATACCTTGATATAAATCAGAAGTACTTGATGAGCCAAGTGCAGTTAAATCAAAATCAGCATCTACAGTTAAGTCCATCATCATTAATGGAACTGTAATACCTGATTGTGCAGTTATTGTTGTTGCAGGTGTATCTAGATTATGTGTCGCTTTAAGTTCGTTATCAAGAGATATACCATTACCAATGTCCCAAGCGCCTGCAGGGAAGGCAAATACTATCGCAGTTGCCAAAGCTAAAAAATATTTTTTCATAGAGGATCCTATTCTTTGAAAATGTTAATGAAAAAGTGTGAGAATCTCACACCACTATTTAGAATTTAACCGATCTTCATTAACATCTGGCCAATTCTCCCAACAAAAGGAAGTAATGCAAGTGCCATTATTAAGTTCATACCAGAATGTGCTATTGCTATTCGTAAAGTATCACCTTTCGGCATACCATCAGATACAAAGAATCCAGCTAACCATATTGTACCTGTTGTCCCGATATTTGCACCGAGAACACAAGCGACAGCCGCAGGTAAAGGTAATGCTCCCGAGGCGACTAAGGCTATAATTGCTGTAGTAGATAAACTTGACGATTGCCAAGCGAGTGTCATTATAATTCCACCTAGGAACATATATATCGGATTACCTAAAAACCAATTTAGGTGCTCCATATTTCCCATAGCTTTCATACCACCTGAAAATGTTTTAAGTCCGATATAAAAAATCACCAACCCAACAAGAGCGGTGATTACGGGATTACCTAAGTCCATTTTTGCCACCTTTTTCCATAATTTTTTATGTTTACTTTTCATAATAAAGTTATATCATTTTTAGGCAGTTATGTCAAGACTTCTTTGTATTCTCATTTGATCAATAAGATTCCACATATTATTCTTTGCGAAAAACTGCATCATCATAATATAGGCCATCCATTGATACTGACGTTTCTCTTGCTCTCTCTGATATTGCATTTTTTTATAATCAGAAAGTTCATCAACAACTCTTTGTGCTTGTTGATTAGCTACTTGTGTACCTTCATTAATGTAAGTATTAATGTATTGATTAGTTACGTTACCTATTTGCATATTAACTACCTTAATAAAGTTCTGACGTAGGGGGTGTAAAATTAGTGGTATATAATGCTTGAGCATTATTAACTCTGAAATTAGATATATATCCGTCCCATCCTCTACCAGTAAAATTACCTGTTCCACCTATTGCAAAAATTTGAGTAGAATCATTAATAGTTGTAGTTATATTATCCCGTTCGTGTACTTTACTGCCATTTAAGAACAAATACCAAACATTTGAATGTCTAACAACTGCTACGTGATACCATTTTTTCACACTCATATTAACTGTAGAAGTTAAAACTGTGCTTAGTCCACCATTTGTATATACGGGAAGATATAATGTACCTGAATTGTTTGAAACTAAATTCATAGACGTTGATGCTGAACTTCCTCCAGAATCATAATCACCCCAAATATAATTCTGGGTACCATGTGGATAAGAATTAGCATAAATCCAACATTCAACAGTAAAGTTTGAACCCCAAGTTTTCCATGTACCATCTGGTATAGTTAATTTTTCATTGGAAGCGGCAACAAATAATGCAGATTTCATTCCAGAGAATGGTGCAAAATTGCTACTAGCTACAGTATTAACATTTGTGATAGTATGATTTGATGAACTAATATCTTGAGTTACAGTAGCAGTTGTTAATGCAAGTAATTTAACATTTGATGCAGTACACGTTATTCCATTTTGAGCCGAAGATGTCGTTGTAAGTGTATCTTTTATTGGTATAAAGGGATATCTAGCTAAACCTTTTGTAAATCTAAAATCTTCTATGTGGCCATCCATTTCTTTATTCGCCAACACCGGATCTCCATTCCTTATTGAACCGACACAAAACTCTTTTGCAGAATAATTGTTCGTGTCAGCCACATCACTCCCTTTTTGAACACCATTCAGATATCCTCGTAATACACCATCAGCCCTTACAAATGCAACGTGATACCATGTTGTAGCACTTATCACTCCTGCGGCATCAATTAATCTACTACCTCGAAACCAATAGAAATCACCATCTGCATCTGTGCCTGCGTTAAATCCAGTTGATCCTCTATATTGACTAAACCAATTTTGAGTTCCAAGAGTGTCGTGATAAACCCAAGCTTCTATTGTAAAATCACCATCTCCTAATCCGCCTATGTGTTCAAACAGAATATAATCACCACTTCCATCAAAATCCATACTTGAAGATGCATATTTCTTTGTTGCTGTAGATGATTTAGTATTACCTACTAATTTTAAGGGATAATTAGCACCAGGGGTATTTCCAATACCTGCGGCGGCATCATATATACCAGGAGTTGTCGCGGCCATTAAATATTGAGTACCAGAAGTTGCAGTTAATTTTGTTGTGGGTGGTGTAAAATCATTTGTATATAAACAAGTATTATGTAATCTAAAATCTGAAATAAATCCATTTATAGTTCGATTACCATTGCCTGGATCATATGATTGTGTACCTATATATGCTCTACCCGTTGGGGCTGCGGCCATTGTACCCGTCATTGAAGTTGGACCAGCTTTCTTTACTCCGTTTACATATATACTAGCTTGATTACTTGCTCTAACAAAGGCAATATGATGCCATTGTTCTAATACTATATCATCAGCCGAGCCTTCAACTGTTGGAGTACTATTGTTAGACTTGTTTGAAAACATACACGTAGTACCATTTGAAGTCCAACCATAATATATAAACTCTGAAGCTAGACTAGTAGCATTCCCGGAACCATAAACACAATTAGCCCAAGGTTTGAATCCACTTGTAGGATATACCCAAGCTTCTATTGTAAAATCATTCAGCCCACTCATACCAATATCATTATGACTGAGATATCCATAAGTGTCACCTATAGCCAGAGAATGTCCATGACTAGCAACTTCCCACTTTTCGTAGTCTCCCCAATCTGTGGGTGCTATTCTTTTATGTTCAATGCCTTGTCCAGTTTGAGTAAGCCTATGGCCGCTTGAAGAACCATCTCTCGGAATAGGACTTAAAGTCATTAATAGTTTTGTATTTGTTACATTAGTTAAAGGTCCTGAAGGCGCAAAGTCCGCAGTATAAACTGCTGTACCAACTACAAGACGTAACGAATGTATCGTTCCTTTAAATCGTCCATTTGTCCCACCATAAGAACCAATTCTAGGCCTTGGTTGAGAACTATTATGTGTACCTATTGCCGCACTATAAGTTCCTGATCTATTTACTCTGCCATCAACATATGATGTTATAGTTGTACCTGATCTAACTATAGCAACGTGATGCCATTTCCCATCATCAACAGCGATTGTTCCTGTTAAATCCAAATCACTAGTATTGGACCACATATCAATTGAACCAGTACTTGGATTTATAGTCATTTGCAAATTGCCATTACTATTTCCACTGGGCCCATCAAGCGAAAAGATTCGTCTATAATAAGTATCTGCGACTTTAGTATCACAAATTATCCAAGCTTCAAGAGTAAATGCACCAGTTCCTATTAAAAAATTACCAGATGCAGGAGCATCTATCTGATTTCCACCAGTACTAGCACTATCAAAATATGCACTATATCCAGCAGGGTGAAATGGAGTAAAAGATGAAAGACGAGCATCATTATTTGATGTTACTGAATGATTACTTCCTCCACCATCTGTAAATGTAGAATTTTGCTTATTATTTCCATCGGCTTTAAATACAACATCTGTATATCTTGAATCTAATGAAACATAAGAAGTAGAAATTGTTATAGTACCAGTACCAATATTCACTCCATCAGTTACCGATAAAGTTACAGTTGCATCAGTATATACTGTAGTACCATCGAATACCAGTCTCACATGATTATTACTTGTTGTATGTGTTATAGCAACATTACCTACAGTTGCAATACCAGAGTTAGCTAGAGAAACAGTTACTGGTGTACCCTCTGGTTCTGTAGTAGTATATGTGAAATCTAATGTAAGAACTGATTGTGTGGGTGTTGCAGTAGTTGAACTTAAAGTTATTGAAGGAGCTTGGTTAACTGTAGTTATTTTATACCAACCTGAACCATTAGATAAAAATAAAGTATTATTTCCACTAGAGTATGCTAACGCACCTGCGGCAGATACGGGAGACATTGGTAGAACAGAATTATTAGCATATGTAGTAACAGATGTAGCCCCTATTACACCAGTACCTGGCTGAACAGTAGAAGTATTTGCGTGGCGATCTTTTACAATTAATTTACCACTATCTGCTCCTAATATAACTCTACTATTACCCGTTCCTAATACTACACTATTAGCTGTGAATGAAAGTTTTTGTACCATACGTTATCTCTTTTATTTCTTTTTTATATTTATATTCCTGGCATTAGTGCTGTTGCAACTGAAAAATCTTTCTTATACAAACATTGTCCTTTTACGAATCTAACATTAGAAATGTAACCATATATACCAGCACTACCATTACCACCTATTCTAAATCTATCATTATTAATACTTTGTGAGTGGGCGGCACTATGAACACAATTACCATCAACGAAAACATATACGTTACTAGCATCTCTACTTACTGCTAGATGTCTCCAATGCGGATACTGATTACCACCTCCTGTAAGTCCTCCATAATTGTCCCAATGACTTTTAAATCTATTATTAGTTTCAGCATTACTAGAACCACCAGTACTAACACCAGAACCAGTTACTTCAAAACTATGATGAGTAGCATTATATTTTAAAGTTAAATTAGCAGAAGAAGAACTTTCCATAGCACTTAGTATAGGACAAGAAGTATCTGTATTTCCTGTTGTAGCAAATACTATCATTGCCCAACATTCTAAAGTAAACTGTCCTGTACCTATTTGATAGTTTGATGTGCTTGAAGGTGTATCTATAGTCTTTTGGCCATCTGAGGTTGCCCTATTAGCATTTCCAAGCAAAGAATACATATCACCTCGTGGTGCAAAAGTAGAAGCAGTCATTCCATTATTGACTGTAAGAGTTGCCCCTACACTACTAACATCTTGGGTTGCTGTAGCCGTAGTTCCCGCTAAGAGTTTTACATTTGATGCAGTACAAGTAATACCTTGTTGAAATGAAGTAGTAGTTGTAAGAGTTTCTCTCTTCGGCTCAAACGGATATCTACCCTCACCTTTTGTCCATCTCCATTGAGATAGATAACCTAACCAAGGCCCAGTCCATTTATAACCACCAGTTGTAGTATAACCTGAACTTCCAAAAAATTTCCAACCCCAACCACCAATTTCACCTTGATGTTCTAAATAACCACTTGATTCACCATCTATGAAAATCTTAACATGATCACCTTGTTTTCTTACTAATGCAATATGATGCCAAGTTTGTCCAGTAAATGCACTACCAGAATGATCTAGAGTTAAAGCTGAACCTCCTGAAGTTGAAGCACTACTTCCTGAAGAAGTTCCACCATGATAGTAAGATATTTTATTACCTCTACTGTGATCAATATAAACTACGTCCCAATGTCCCTGAGTTCCAGAAGCTCCTACATTGAAAAAGCCTCTATCATATCCATTTGCATCAGCCGAAACACTAGCATTATCATGATAAGCCCAACCTTCAATTGTTATATCTTCTCTCCAGTGGGCTGTTTGCATCACTTTTGCAAGATAAGTATTGTAAGATGTCATAGTTTCATCTGTACCATTAAACTTTAAAGAAGGTGTTGAAAACTTCTGTACAGTTGTACTAGTTCTTGGTCCCATTCCATTTGAATAACTAGTTTCTTCTCCCCATTCTGGCCAACTACTAGTAGTGCTATAAAAATTCGCAGTATTCCAGTTACATAAAAGTTTTGTATGACTTGCAGTTATGTTAGTGTTAGCACCATTAACTTGCTCAGGGCTATAAACACCATCTGGACGTCCAATATTCGTTTTATATGTACCACCTGTTTTTGTAAGTGGGCCACTAGGTGGACAATAAAGATTTCTATATACTGATTCACCTTTAACTATTCTTATCTGTCCCATCATAACACTACTTGCATGATTAGTTCCATCATAATTATGATTTATATAAATTGGGTGATTGCTACCTAAATTAATTGTTTGGTTACTCCAGTTTCTATAATTTCCATTTACATATAAAGCCCAACCATTTACATTACCATTATATCTTAGTACAACGTGTGTCCATTTATTACTTACGTGGGCTTGACTATCACTTATAAAATCTGTCATAGATGTTGTGCCATATTGCCAATAAATTTTATTATCGTCTTTTCTAAAACATCTTATACCTTGATTAGAACCATCTCTTAAATCTAATAATGTCATGTTCTGATTAGAGGGAGAATCATACCAGTACCAAAATTCTATACAGAATGGAGTGCCACTACCACCACCAACAGTTCCAAAATTAAAATCACTTGATGCGGCTATTGAATATTTCGCACCATAGTTAGTGCAACCACCATTTACATCTTTATCATATTTTGCTGAATGCTTATATGGAGTAAGAGGTACAAAATTTGCATTAGAAGTATCATTGATATTTGTTGCATTACCTCCGTCACCATCTGTAAGTCCAATATCGTAAGGCCTATTACAAGTTAATAGTGCAGTATTTGCCGTAGCTGTTAATGGTTCAGTTGGTGGTATAAATTTACCTTTATATATTGCTTGTTTTCTTGTAAATCTTACATCATGTACTAAACCAGTCCAAGCTTGTGTAGTTGCACCTCTGTTATAACCAATAATCATAGGACTACTACCCGATGCTGAAATATCTATTTCGTAACTAGCTGTAGAAGGAGTACCTACAGGAGAACCATTAACGTATAAATTTGTAGTTGTACCATATCTTTCATATGCAAGATGATACCATTTATGTGGTTGAGCTTGTTCTAAAGATTGTATGTAAGAAGACGTACCATCTGGATTACCATAATATCCACCTACAAAAGCTGTAAATTTTCCTGAACCATCTTGATATATTGCTGGCCCTTTAGCACTATTACTATCACCTCTCATGTCAATAATATATCGATTTGATCCCATATTTAGAGATTGTCTTGTAGTATAAACCCAACACTCTAATGTGAAGTCATTTGCATTTCCACTTGGTGTTCCAGTAGAAAATCTTATATTGTTTGTTGATGTTGGTGGCCAATAATCAGAATGAAATTTTATAGCTTGAGGTGTTCTTGTATGAAAATCTGTAGTTCCATCACCTAAATTATAAGAACTACTTGTATAACCTTTATTATAAGAATATCCACCAAAAGAAGCACTCCAACCATTTATGCTATAAGGACTTATTGTTTGAACTTGTTGCTTACCCCAAGTTGTACCTACAGTTGATATTGTATGATTAGAATCTGAACTATCAGTTACAGTAAAGTTTTGTAAATTATTTCCAACATTTTTCATTGTATAAATTACATTTTCAGATTCACTAACAAGTGTACTATATGAAGTACTAATTGTCATAGTACCAACACCAGTACTAATACCATCTGAAACTGTTAATGTTATTGTAACATCAGATAAATCAGTAGTACCATCGAATACTGCTCTTACGTGATTGTTTGATGTTGTATGAGTAATTGTACATACATCAGTAGTAGCAATACCAGAATTTGCTAAAGTAACAGTAGGTGTCATACCATCTGGATCAGTTTTAGTATAAGTAAAATCTAAAGTTAAATTATCTCCTGTTATTGTTGCAGTAGATGAAGATAATGTTATAGAAGGATCTTGATTAACTGTTGCTATCTTATACCAACCACTTCCAGATTTTAAAAACAATGCATTATTACCAGAAGCAAAATACAAAGCCCCATTAGTAACACTACCTACAGGAAACGGTAAAACTGAAGTGTTTGCAACTATAGTAACACCACCATCTCCAACTATACCAGCACCGGGCTCAATAAGTGTTGATGAACCACCAGAAGTTAATTTAAGTTTTCCTGAATCAGCACCTAAATGTACTTTTCCAGCAGTTGTGCCAACATTTATACCATTAGCAAAATATTTAAGCGAATAAACCATTTACACCATTTCTAAAGCTGTTTCGTTTGTTTCTGTAACTCTTCTTGTCCAACCTTTTCCAAAAGTATCAAAGTGTTTTAATCTTTCGTAATAAGCTTGTCTATTTTTATTATACTCTTCGATTGCGTGTTTAACACCATGCTCATCTAGATATGCATTTACACTTCTCATAGTAGCTGGACCGATTGCTCCATCGGCAGTTGCCCCAACTAATTTTTGTAAATACTTGGCCGCACGGCCTGTTCCTGCATTAACGGCAAAATCAAAGACACATAAATCTAATCCTGATGGTAGTTCATCACACTTAGTTCTGTCCCAATAATTCTTTTCATAGATAGGTTCAACATCTTCTTGTGTCAAATCTTTCATAGCTTTTGTGCCACCCCATTCTTCATATACTCTCTTAGTGACACCTAAATTTGTCTCACCACCTGGATCTTTTGGGTGATTAACATAACCACCTTCGTGATGAAGTATAATTTTTAAACATTTTGATAAATTGGCTTGCATTTCATATTCCTTATATTGCAATAAAAAAGGGGTAGAATTTTACTTCTACCCCTATTTATAAGTTTACTAAAGCTTATTATTTGATTTTAATAACTCTTGGCTTTTTCTCGTCAGGAATAATCCTTTCAAGTTTTATTTCAAGTAAGCCGTTTTCAAGAGAAGCCTCTTTGACTTCTATATCATCAGCGATAGTAAATTTACGTGTAAATTTTTTGTGAGAAATCCCACGATGCAATACTTCAGCATTTTCGATCTTGTCGTCCCATACTGATTTAACAGTAATAACGCCCTCAGCGACAACAACTTCAATGTCATCTTTTGAGAGTCCAGCGAGAGCCATTTCTATCGAAAATTCGACATCATCATGCTTTACTATATTGTAAGGTGGAAACCCAGTTGAAGTAGCCATATTGTGGCTATGATTAATAAGATGATCGAATACACGATCAAATCCAACTGCGTAGGGTGTGAATCGATTAATATCGAATGTGGTTAGTCCAGTCATTTTAATTCTCCTTTGTTAAGCTAGAATTTACACATTTAATGAGAGCCTCATCATAAGCACTCTCTATAGTATATATAAGCACTTTATGTCTTATTTTCAACTATTTCTAAAATTTTTTTATTTCTTTTCTTTTCATATGGAGCCCATACAAATTTTGCAAGACTAGGTGCATAATAATTTGGACCCTTTAATACTTTTCCGTCTTCACGATATATTGGTTTGCCATCTTCACCCAATTTAGACATATTACTATGATGAACATTATTAAATGGTTCATCTAAATCTATACCGAATGCATGTCCTGCTCCATATGTTACATATAAGATATCACATAGAGCATCTAGAACATCAACCATATTCTGTCGATTGAGTCCTTCTCTTAACTCTTCTACTTCTTCTACAATTAAATCTAATCTTAACTTAACTGTTTCGGCATCAGGTAATTCTGGATCTTCAGGAGCATTTTTTAATTGTCCGAATGCTTCCATGAAATCTTTTACTTTATCAGAGTTAGTTAAATATGATGATCTATTACTCACTTCTTTTTTCCTATATTATATTTAGCGGCTAAAATCCAGCCATCTTTTTCTTTATAGGGTAATACTTTTATTTGTGATAGTGGCGCCACTGGATTAGTAGATTTCTCTGGGACTTTTAGTTCTATCAATCCCCATTCTGCTAATAGATTTGCTATTGTATTTCTTCTTGAGATATCATCTTCAGTAAAATTTGAAGGTTTTCCATCTAGTCCAAAAAGCTCCTTAAAATGCACAATATAATATTTCCCTTGCTTATGTAGGATATGGCAAGATTGATATAATGTTTTATCTTTTCTAGATGCCACTCCTATACGTGTAAGAGTCTCACGTATTTTTAAGAAGTCTTCATCATTCTTTAATAAGACTTCTACTAAATTTTCTAGTTCTATCATACTCCACCTTTCTCTAATTTCTCTCTTATAATTTTAATTTGATGTGAGGAAAGTATTGAGAGGGCTTGAATAGCCTTAGTGTTGTTATAGCCATAATATTCTTTCACCAGAGTCATATCCCTATCATTATCTTTCTTCACCCACTTTGAGAACCTCTTCTTGGGCCTGACAATATTTAGTAAATATTCAAATTGCAGGAGATTATCTACTGCAAATCTCTGATTCATTTCATTAGCATAACCAATCGTGTCATTGAAATAAGACAATGCTCTATTAGTTAAGAACGGACTATATTCTTTTTC